TCTAGTTACAAATGTTTTACCACTACCAGGTCCACCAGCCAAGAAAAAGGCTTTAAATATACCTGGGTCGTAAACACCCTCTCGCAATATTTGATTTAGTTTTTTCATTAGTTATTTACTTTTGCTCCAGCTCTCCATTGATAACAAGACCAATATCTTGCTTTTGTTTTTGGTCCTGGATTATCACAATTATGTCTAGCTCTAAATGATTTTCTTCTTGCTGGGTCGTCTCTCTTAATTGACAATCCAGTTGTATCACCAAATGATACTTTCTTTACTTTGTCGCCATCTTTTACATACACATAAAACTTTTTAGAGCCACCTCTAATTGGGTCATTTAGTTTTACTTTTTTTCCTTGGTATTCTGCTTCTTGTAAAGGCTCACTTTCGTGTTCAAATATTACTTCGTCACAAGCCTTGTCGTATTCTTCAAATTGTTTAAATGTTTTTGGCATTAGTTACTCCATCCTTTTGGCATTGTAAAGTTAGCTCTACTAAATTCTAATCTATCTACTAACTTAACTGCGCCTGCTACTTTATCTACTGCCACATAACCTTCTGGACTTGTTACTCTATAACCAGTAGATGTTCTTAAAAAATGTCCCACACTTTGTATCTCACTCATTTTATTAATGAGAAAGTTTTTGGCATTCTGTAATGTGACATGAGATGCGATAGCCATTACCAATGCGTTCTTATTTCTATCTATAAATTTTGTATTTGTTGCTAGTATATCTTTGTACTTTTGTTTACCAGCTTCTGTTTTTCTAGCGTCTATTTCTGCTTGTACAATATTAATATAATACTCTCTAAACATATCAACTAAATTTCTAACTTTGGCCATATGACCTTGTGTGTTTCTTATGTAATGATTAAAGAAAGTTTTTAATCTAAAACCTACACCTAAACCATCAGCAGATGTTTCGCTCATCTTATCTAATAAAGGTGCTGCCTTTGATAATGAGCCTTCAGCCATTCTTAATTTTGCGTTGAATTGTGCTAGTTCACTTCTAGTTAGTTTGGCAGAACCAGACACGTCTCTATAACCAGCACTTGCTAGAAATACATTAGTCGCTCTACCTCTTACTGTACCAAAACCAGCAGTCATACTATCTAAAGTTTTACCAGTATATTTTGTGTGAAAGACAATACCCATTCTTGCTCTACTAATCTGTCTACCAATTGATGAGTTTACAGGAACAGCATATGTAATTGTATTTGGTGTAAATGAAATCATATCGTCACCATCTAAATTAATCTTCTTTAAATCTGATTGTGAGAATAGAAAGTCACCTTGTAATACGCCTTTGATACCTAGACGTGATAATTCTTTTAATGCGATTGATAGTTTAGACGCTAATTCACCAGAGTGATTTTTTCTTATATCTGCGTTAGTATAATTTACTTTAGGATTTTTGTTGAAGACTGATTTTGTACCGACAAAGAATTTGCCATTTTCTGGATTAATACCACAGATGATAGCTGGTGCGCCATCCCATTTAACTGTCATATTAACTTTTTTACTAGAAGAACCAGCGAGCATATTTCTCACCGATCGTAAAAAGTTTAACGCATTTTCGCCACCTTTTGATCCACGATTTATTATATCGTCCTCTAGGTGTTCTAAATGTGTATTTCTATCTTGTGTTGTAAATCCTTTAAAACTAAACATTTCTCTCTCATATATTCCATTACTATAACCACTTGTTCCATATAAATCAATTGTTTATTATATTTATAAGACTAAACTCTTGTCCATAAGAATTTAGGTATACCACCATTGGGTTCCCATACTTTATGTTTGTTTTGAAACTTAACTAGTTTATGAGCGTCTTCTTCAAAAAAGTATTCACCTATTACATTTTTTTTAGGCTTCTCTATGACTTGCCATATAATATCTTTACCTCTTTTTACCATTTTCTTTATATATGATAAATCAGGTTGAAGATTATTAGGTCTTTTGTCGCCTTTATGAAATCTTACTTTTTGTTTTTTAGCCATTAAAGTATATTCATGTCCCAACTAATTATTCTTTTAACTTGTTTTGACTTATGAGGTTCTGTAAAGTGTCTAATAAATTTAGGTGTAATTACTATATCACCCTCATTAACTTTTAGTGGATAGTAAATTGTTCTATCACTATACCAATCGTTCCAAGGTTGCATATATTGTGTTACTGCTCCGTCTTTAGGCATATTTAAATATAATATACCAGCAAGACCTACTGATCCATGATCGTGTGGAGTATGATAGTCACCTCTCTTATAAGATACAGACCATATGTCTTGTAACTGAATATCTTTTTTTAATTTTTGAGAAAGCATTCCTAGTTCTTCACCCATAATATTATTAAAAGCATCAGCGAAACCTGATCTGTCTCTTTGTCTATTTGTAGAAAAAGTTTGTATACCATGTTTCCTTTCAGGAAATGCTTTACATAATTTTTCTAATTGTGGTTTTTTCTTCTTAAAATTTAAAGTAGGAATAGACCACATTGGTATGTTGAATAAACTATCTTCAATCATTAATTTACCTCCTCTTTTTTATGTTTATATTCTAGTCCTAGTTTACTATAAACTTGTTCTATTGTTTCTTCTACGTGCCAAAAATTACTTGTACTCCATAAAGCAACTTTTTTATCTGCTGTTAAATCTTCATATACAGAAATAATATGATCAGTATTAATCAATATTGGTATTCCCTCATATGGTTGATTTGCGTTTGTAAATGTTACAAATTTAGCCATCTTAACTCCTATAGTTTAAAATCGGAAAACTTTTCATACGTTTGTTCTGGTGATGGATAGTTTTCCTCTTGTTTTAGTTCTTTACCACCAACAATATTTTGTGCTGAATTTTCAGTATCATATAATCTCATCTTAGCTCTATCAACACCTATAATAAATGATCTATTAATCGCTGGGTCATTATATCTATTCTTCAATTGTTTTACTTTCATTTGGCCTAGACCTTCTAGTTCTTCGTTTGACATAAGAGCAAACATAAAGTCAGCTGTCGCTGGTAAACCAAACGACTCTGATGTATCTTCTAAACCAATATCTGTACTTACAAAACCTGTTCTAGTTGTTTGTGTTGCACTAAAGATTGGAACATCATGTTCAACAGCAAGACCTCTTAATTCTTCAGCGATTGCTTTGATATAAAAATAAGATGATATATTACCACCTTTAAATCTACTAGACGCACATATGTTAAGATAATCAATAAAGATCACTTGTGGTTTAAAACTTTTCTTTAACGCTAATTCATTTATTAATGCTTTAAAATGACCACTATGAGCTGACGCAGTAGGATACTCTTTAATAACTAATCTACCATTTGTCTTATCTTCTAATTTTTTAACTTTACTATCATACAATTCTTTTGGCATACTTCTAATATCGTCCATTGATATATCAAATAAATTTGCGTCTATTCTTTCAGCGATACGTTCTTCAGCCATTTCTAGTGTGATGTATAAAACATTAAGACCTTGAGTTAAAAATGCTGATGCAGCATGACACATAAACAAAGACTTACCAACACCAGTACCAGCCAGTGCGATATTTAAAGTCTTACTAGGTATACCACCTTTTGTAATTCTATTGAAGTATGATAAATCAAATGGGTATCTTTTTTCTTTAGTGTGGTACCAATCAAATCTATCTTGTGCGTCTTCTATATAATCGTGGCCAACGTGTTTATCAAAACTTACACCTAATGCATCGCCTAATAAACTAGGTAACGCCTCTGGTGTTCTAGTTTTATCTTTACCATCTAATATTTTGATACCTTCTAATACAGCATTGTGTACTGCTCTATCTTTACAAAACTTTTCTGTTGTATCTAACAACCACTGTAAATCTGTTTCTTCATTTGATATACCAGCGACTAAATCTTTTACATTCTTATATTCTTCTTCGTTTAAATCTTTTCTATTGTTAAGTTCAATTAGTATAGATTCTTTAGTAGGTAGATTATTATATTTGTGTAAAAACTTTTCTATCTCAATAAATAAAATCTTTTCGTCCCTTTTAGAAAAGTAATGTTCTTTAAGAAACGGAATAGCTTTTCTAGTAAAGTCTTCATTGTAGAAAAGATTATTTAATATTGTGGTTTCTAATCTATCATTCATCTATAAATAACTTTCCATTTTTTAATTGTTCTTCAACACACTCAACTAATATATCACCAATGTAATTTCTAAAATCATCTGACTTTATATCTTCTTCATTAGGATTAGCCATAATATCATAAGTAAACTTTAAAGGTATTTGTCCTTCTTCGTTTTCAGTTTGAGAAAACTTAACATTGTTGTACTTATAGATGATACCTTCGTACTGGCCATCCATAATTTTTATACAACTAAAGTCGTCACCTTGTCTTTGAGCAAAAGCGTATCTTTTACTCGGTGTCTTCGTCTGATCCGTATTGGAATTTTCGTTTTGCTTGTTCATCTATTTTGTCTAACACTTCTTTAGTAAAATATTTCTCTGGATTATCATTGATGTTCTTACCAAAGACTTTAGACCCATCTGGCATTTCATATCTTGTGGATACTTTCTTAAAGATACCAGCTTCTTCACCGAGTTCTAAAAGACCATAATATTTGTCTAAACCTTTTTTGTAAGTAAGTTTTACATCTATTTGTGCGTTTTCTTTTGTTAACCTAGATTTAAAATTTTTACAATGTATAATGTTTCCAACAACCTCGGTACCTTCTTTATCTTTTCGTTTACCAAGATAGATGATTGATGATGCAGCGTATTTCAAACCACTACCGCCACCCATTTCTTTTTGAGGGAACATTGAACCTATGACATCATAAGTGTGGTTAGTCATAATCATTGGTATGTTTGCTTTACCAAGTTTCAATGTTAATACTCTAAATGTTGATTTGACTATTTGTGATCTAGTCATATCTCTTGTTTCTTTACCAGCGGCAGTATCTTCCATTTCTTTTGTTGTAGATAACATACCTAAACTGTCTAATACAAACATCAAAGGTTTTCTATTCTTCTCTGATTGTTCTATGTACTTGTCTAATATTTTAATTGATTGACTTCTAAATTCTTGTACTGTGGCAACTGGTACAATAACCATTCTTTTGGAATCAATACCTCTACTCTCAATCATTTCTTTTGAGATAGCACTTTCTGATTCAAAGTAGATAATACCTGCCTCAGGATCCTTATCTAAAAATGCTTTACATATACCTAGTGCGAAAAATGTTTTACCTGTTGCGGCTTCACCAGCGATTGCTGTAATCTTGTTTCCTGGCATACCACCATAGATACTACCAGATAATAATGCGTTAAATGAGTAAGAGCCTGTGTCTATAAAACTTGTAACATCAGCGCTGTCAATACCATCACTTACTAAACCAGCATATTCATTACCAGTTTCTTTAATTATATCTTTTAAAAAATCACTCA